AGACAAAGACCCATTGTAGGATTGAGGAGGTAACCCCGGTGGCAAACAAGGTACAAAGGTCACAGTCGATAATCGGGCGTATGGCCATGAAGAAAGTTTATTTTCCTAAAGTGTCGGCATGGGGGCAAAAGGCAGTAGATGAATTATTAAAATTCCCTAATTCAAGACACGATGATTTTGTGGATACTCTAGCTTGGATCGGAATGGGACTAGGACAATTACATTCACCCGGCGGGAAACTAAAATCTACCGGGGGGTTATTCCCAAAAGTTGGCACAATCGAATGGGTAAAATGGCAAACAACAATGGATTCTATGGAACAGAAGAAACTCGCATCAGGATTTTAAATGGCAATTGAGATTGAACAGGCAGTGGAGGTTGTAGTTATTGAAGAGGAAGAGGATAAGGAACCTACGCAGCGCAGGGAAGCACTTGTAACCCATTTGCTTGAGCGGGTACGGACGGCAAAGGAATATCACGCCAAGGCATTCAAGCAGATGAAGGTTGACATGGATGCTGTATATAAAGGATATACTGGCAACAACTGGGATGATGAAAAATACGTTGCCAATATCTTGCAAAGACACGTTCACCAGCGGACTTCGGCCCTCTACAGCAAGAACCCCTCCCCCGTAGCTTCCAGAAGGAAGCGTATGGATTACAAGGTTTGGGATGGTTCTGAAGAAACCATGAAGAATGCACTTGGAGGGATTGCAAAGGCACAGGTTCAGGGGATGCAGCCAAATCCTCAAGACATTGCAATTGAAGAGGATTATAAGCAAGTCAAGATTGAACACAAGAAGTTTGATAAGGTTGCCGAATGCCTTGTGATGCTCTTTGAATATTTCATGGATGAGCAGCATCCAACATTTAAGTCGCAGATGAAAGCCTTGGTACGCAGGGTTATTACAACTTCAGTGGGTTTTGTTAAGGTTGGCTACCAGAGGGACGTTGACAGGTTGCCGGATATTTCTTCCAAAATGTCTGACGTACAAGCACAGGTTGATCATCTCAGGAGGATTGCAGAGGAAGCAGAAAAGGGAGATATTGAGCAGGACGATGCAGAGATGGAAGAATTGATGCTTTCACTTGAAGCATTAAAAAATGAACCTTTATCCATTATTCAGGAGGGGTTGGTATTCGATTTTCCTGAGTGCGATTCGATTATAGTTGATCCAATGTGCCGTTTGCTCCGGGGATTTGTTGGAGCAAGTTGGGTGGCACATGAGATGTATTTATCGACTGAAGAAATAAAAGAGATTTATGACACAGACGTAAGCGAAAGTTTTTTATCCTATGATATGAAGGGGAACCAAACTTCAGGTGGGTCTGGTCAATCTTCTACTTATAATTATTTCAGCAGCGGTGTAGAAAATCCAAGGGAGGGATTGGCATTAGTCTGGGAGATATATGATAAGAATGCAGGACTGCTTTATGTTGTTTGTGATGGATACAACGATTTTCTTGTTGAGCCGGAAGCACCACCAATAAAGTTAGAAACATTCTGGCCATTTTTTGCCTTGACATTTAATGAGATTGAACATAAAGACCTACTTTATCCTCCGTCTGACATTAAACTTCTTGCTCCAATGCAGCATGAGTATAACAGGGCCAGACAGGGATTAAGGGAACACAGGCGGGCAAACAGGCCAAAGTATGCTGCACCAGCAGGAATGCTTGAAGAGGAAGATAAGGAAAAACTACGGAACCCTCCTGCAAATGCAGTCCTAGAATTACAGGCATTGGCAGCAGGACAGAAAGTTAATGATGTATTACAACCCATTCAGCAGATTGGTATTGATCCAAACCTGTATGAAGTGAAGACAATTTTTGATGACGTTCAGCTGGTCGTAGGTCAGCAAGAGGCTAATTTCGGTCAAATATCGAAAGGTACTGCCACCGAAACCTCCATTGCAGAATCATCCCGTATGTCTGCCATTGGCGCAAACGTGGATGACCTTGACAGTTTCATGTCAGAGATTACACGGGCAGCTGGACAAGTCTTGTTGTTGGAAATGAGTAAAGATGAGGTTATAGCCATTTGTGGGCCGGGAGCAGTCTGGCCAGAGTTTAGGAAGGAAGATGTTTTAAATGAAATATATCTACAGATAGAAGCAGGATCAACTGGCAAACCAAACAAGGCTGCTGAACTGCAAAACATTGAACGCATAATTCCATTCCTGATTCAAATCCCCGGAATTGATCCGAAGTTTCTTGGCAGGGAACTGCTCAAGCGTTTGGATGACAAGATGGATTTAACAGATGCACTTATAGATAAACTGCCTTCCATTGTTGCACAGAATATGATGCAAGGTGCGAATGCTCAAGCTCAAGCCAGAGGGGGTGCGCCCCCAGAGGCTCAAGGTGGACAGGGGGGCAATAATGCCCAACTGCCAAGTCCTCCCGGTGGGGGTAAACCCCCCGGAATGGGAATCAATGTTTAACAATCAACAAAGGACGTATCTATGGCTGAAGAGTCACAGGAAGCAGAATCGTCCACTGCTTCTGAAGAAATAGTTACAGACGAGTCTACCACAGAAGTTGCGGAAGACACGGCATCATCGTTGGATGCCACTGAAGTTGAGGAAGAAACAACACAGACTTTAGCGGATGCAGTACAAGATGCACTGCAACCCGAAGAACCTGTTGAGGAAACTGAAACTTCTGAAGAGGCAGAAGTCACGGAACCAATTGAATCTTCTGAAGAAGTATCAAAGTTAGAAGATTACAAGGACGTTCCATTTAATAAGCATCCTCGCTTTCGGAGTCTCGTTGCCGAAAAGAACGAGTTAAAAGAACTGACAACAAAACTGAAAGGTGATTCAGAACAGTATTCAAAAATAACTGGGTTCATTGAAAGGAACAATCTGACTGCAAAAGATGCAGTAGAAGGTTTCAAGATAATGTCTGCGATCAGGAATGATCCAGACTTAGCATATAAAATGCTGGAACACCATCTGGGTAATGTTTCTGAAGTCACTGGCAGGGTTTTACCTGAAGACATTCAGTCAAAGGTAGATGACGGTTTTATAGATGAGGATGCGGCAAAAGAGTTGAGCCAAACAAGAGCAAGTCTGGCAAGGGAACAACACTTGCGAAAGGCAGACCAAGCCAGAGGTGCAAGACAGCAGTCTGAAGTTCAAACTGATTTACTGTCAACCTCCTTGCAAACTTGGGGTGAAAATACTCTAGCTAAAGACCCGGACTTTGGCCTCAAACAAGAGGAATTTAATGATCGTGTTATTGCTCTAGTGAATGAGCGGGGACGGCCCCAAACTCAGGCAGATGTATTAGGTCTTGTAGAAGATGCCTATGAAACTGTCAATGAGAGATTCAAGGCCAGACAACCCCAGCCAACACAGCTACGCACGGCAACAGGTGGTAAACTCAGCGGGACACCACGGGCAGAACCTAAAAGTCTGAGCGATGCAATAAGCATGGCTTTTGAATCTAGTTAGCTAGTGGAACCGCTTTATTAATTAAGGAGCCAATATGGCATTAAGCGCAGCAGAACTGACCAACATTAGCAACGCTGCACTCGATTGGACAATCAATCGAGGCAATGTAATGAGTCAGGCAATACAAGACAAGCCATTGTTCGCAGCAATGGACAAGGCAGCAAAGACGTTCCCCGGAGGAAAGGGAGCAGTAGATTTGGCCGTTAAGGGAGTATATACAACTACGGTTGCGGGCTATGAAGCAAGCGACACAGTTACTTATGCAAACCCGGCGAATATCAAGCGGGCAAGCTACACTTGGAAGGAACACCACGCTGGTATAGCAGTCACTATGACCGAGTTGAAAAATGACGGGATTAGTATTACTGACACAGCAATCCCCGGTGATTCTGCAAAAAGACTTTCTGGACGGGACAAGACTGTTCTGGTAAATCTTCTGGAAGATAAGTTGGAAGATATGGCAGAGGGTTATGCCCGTGGAATGAATAGTTTACTTTATGGTGATGGAACTGGTGATGCGAAAGCACTTGCTGGTATTCAGTCTATCGTAAAGGAAGCTCCCGGTTCCGCAGGAACAATTGGTGGAATTGACCATGTAGCAAATACATGGTGGAGAAACCGTTCTAATGTTTCAATTGCAACTACTGCCACTGGAACAGAATTGGTTGACCTGATTCATTCAGAAATTCGGTTACTGCGCCGCTATGGAGGGAAGCCTTCAATAGCAGTTGCTGGTAGTGCTTTTCTAGATCGTCTTGCAAGTCAACTGAGAGCAAAGGGTAATTATACCCAAACTGGTTTCAGTGGGAAACAAGACATTTCAATGGGTGAGATGTTCTATCAAGGGATTAAGTTTGAGTATGATCCTGAGTTGGATGACATTAACCTCACTGGAAAAGATGGGAACAAACGCTGTTACATCATTGACCCATCCAAACTATACTTAGCGTATATGCAGGATGAGAAGATGAAGAAGCATTCGCCCGCAAGACCACATACCAGTTATGTGTTCTACAAGGCGATCACAACTACGGCTGTTTTGTGTTCATCCCAAAACAACTGTCATGGAGTCTACGAAATTCAGTAGAACCTGACTTAACTAGGCAGTCCTTCGGGACTGCCTAACCTTTAACTTAAAAAGAAAATGGAAACTACTTATCGTGCCAATGTGGCTCTGAGCGGCGAGTTAGGAAGTCAGATTTTAAAAGAGGGGTTGACTGCCCCGGAAATTAGGGTACTCATCCATCTTCATGGTTTGGGGTCAGTAAATAATATTGCCATGTCTGGCAAGGCAGACCTTAATTCTATGGATGAACGTGAGAGATTAAATCGTGCCTATAGTCCAGAAAGAGTTGCCGAGGTTTTTGGTAACTATGGTGAATTACCTCTGGATATAAAGGAATTGAAATTAGACACTAATTTGTTTGAAAAGGGTGCGCCGCCCATTGGATTAGGTGGTGCTAAAGTAAAGAAAAAATCAACGGAGAATAATGGCAAGGAACACGACACTGCAAGTCCTGCTGGATGATTTAAGAAGTGAGTCTGGACACGCTATCTCCGCCAGCATGGGGAAGGCAACTCAGGAGATGATGATCAATCTCCTGAACAGGGTTCAGCGTAGGCTTTGGGAAGATTTTGTATGGCCTTTTCTACAGGTTAAGAAGGATGTAGAATTACAGGCGGGTTCACGTTATTACGATATTCCCTCTGGACTGACACTTGAGCGTGTGCAAAAGGCAACCTGTAAGTATTCCGGGGTTTGGGAACATATAGAATATGGTATTAACCCTGAAGATTATACCACATACGATTCTGATATTGGGACACGCTCATGGCCTATCCAGAAGTATGAAGCGTATGGAGGATCAGAAGACATTGAGGTGTGGCCCATTCCAAGTAATAATGCAAACACAACAACAGGTGATGGACTTTTAAGGTTGGAAGGCACAGGGAACTTATCCCCCTTTATTGCCCTTTCAGATACAGCAGACTTGGATGACCAGCTGCTTGTACTTTTTGCTGCCAGCGAATTATTAATGAGGCAGAAAAGTCCTGATGCACAGATGAAGATGGGTCAAGCGACTGCACATTACCAGAGACTACGGGCAAGGTTATCTAAAACTGAGTCTGTTGTTATGGGGAGCGGTGGGGATAGTGAATATAAGGCCAGAGGGCCACTGTTAATACATAGGACAGGGTAGCCGTGCCATACGTTTTAGTAGAAGATTTTAAATCAGGAATAGACACCCGCAGGACTGCGGTAACCAGTGTTCCGGGGAGTCTGTTTGGGACAGACTCCACTGGGAAAGCTGGCCTGACAAATGCTCATATAACAAGAGGCGGCGAGATAGAGAAGAGAAAAGCCTTTAAGGTCTGGGCCACTCTTCCAGCAGGGACTCACGGGTTGGCCGCAGGAGGTAGAAGGGTGTATGTATTTGGTAGCATTGTTTCACCTAGTATGACAGGGCAACCACCTGAATTATCATACATTAAGATGGAAAACCAATACGGGCAACCTCCCGCTTCTGGGGCTTCTGATATGGCAGAGGTTTTGAGCGTGGATTTTTTTGACGGCAAACCGTATGCATCAATATTGTTTGAAGATGGCAAGATCAATCATTATTGGGGGGATGAAGCTGATCCGGGTGTTTCAGGATCAGCTGGTAGTCCAGTAAACAGGATAGTCCAGATTTTTGATGGAAGGGCAAGGGTAAGTACAACAATTACAGGAGGTAATACAACCTCAGTAACAGGTACGGCTGCAACTGCAACTATTACCATAACTGGAGGTACTAACCTTCCCGGTAACAATTTGCGTACTTTGCGTGTGAATGCTGTTGATATTATTGGAACCCCACTTGCACACACAAATGTAAATAACGATACTGCGGCGACCCTTGCAAGTGTAATTACTGCTTATACAAGCACTCCTAATTATACTGCCATTGCCAGCACCAATGTTGTGACAATTACCGCAGCTACAAAAGGGACAGGCACGAATGGATTTGAATTAACTCCAGAGGTGGAAGGAGATTTTACAGTTACAAATGACAGTACCCTTACAGGAGGTGTTGACAGTGCAATAACGGATTATACGATTAATGGCAAATCAATTATTGGTGACCCTGTACTCTGGGAGGATTCACACACTTATACTGCACAGAAACTTGCTGATGAAATAAATTCAACTGCAACCTCACCAGAATGGGATGCAGAATCAACTGGAGCAAAAGTAGTGGTTATTGCTGAAGAACCCGGAGTTGCATCTAATAGTTTATCAGTAGCAACATCCGTTACAGGCGGGGTGACTTATACCAATTCTGCAAGCACAACTTCAGGCGGAGTAGATGTAGTTTCAGCAACCGCACAACAGGCTGGGAAATATATTACAAGTAACAAATATGCCATGCATTCCCTAGAAGAATCAACATGGAGGTGGTGTGCAGTTAATGATCCGGGGGATTGGGTTTCAGCCCCCAACACAACTGCCGGGGCAGGGTTTCAGGTTCTTTCAAACCATGCTAGGCAATCTGAAGAACTAAAAGCCATGAGGACATATTATGAAAATATGGCAATCTTGGCGGAGGACTGTATCCAAATCTGGTTTTATGATCCTGATCCTGATGTGATTCAACTGGTTCAGGTCTTGAATAACACTGGAACAATTGCATCAAAGAGCGTTGTTGCAATTGGAGATGCGGACGTATTTTATTTATCACGCTCCGGGGTACGCTCATTAAAATCTAGGGATAGTTCCAATGTTGCTTACGTTGGTGATATTGGTAATCCAATTGATGAGATTATTATTGCCGCAATCCAAGCAGATTCGGCGGACGGCAGGGATGCGTGTGGAATTTTAGACCCACGATCTGGGAGATATTACTTGGCAATTGGAGAAAAGGTTTATGTGTTTTCATTTTTCCCAAGTAGCGAGGTTTCTGCATGGTCAGTCTATGAACCGGGATTTACTATTGAGGATTGGGCATTTGATGGAAGACAGGTTCTTTGCCGCAGCGGGGATGTAATTTATTCCCTTGGCGGTGAAAACGATGATCAGTATGACAACTGCACGGTTACTGTCCAGCTTCCCTTCTTGGATGCACAAACTCCGGCAACCAACAAAATGTGGTCTGGTATAGATGCAGTTTGCGAATCGACATGGACAGTTAAAATTGCCTCTGACCCAACGGATATTGAAACCAATGAACTGGCGGCAACACTTAATAAGGTCACATACGGATTAGGCAGGGTTGGTCTTTCTACAACTTCAACGCATCTTGCGCTGAAACTGGAAAATACTCAGGACGGTGCTGCCAAGTTAGGAAACTTGGCAGTCCACTACACAACTAACGAGGCAGGATAATGAGTACATGGACAGATTTTATGGATGCTGTCTTCGGGAAACCTGATACACCTGAAGACCAATATGAAAAAGCAAAAGCAGATGAATTGGCAAGACAGGCAAGAGTTGATGAAGGTATTGCAGAGATTGAGGATGTTTTTTCTCAGTATGATCAGGACTTTTACGACAGGCGTTCTGATGCATACATGAACTATCAAGCACCCCAACTGAAGGATCAGTACAAGGAAGGATTGAAGGATTTGCAGTTTGCCTTGGCCAGAGGTGGAAGACTCAACAGTTCAACTGAGGTTGGCAGGAAAGCACAAGCAGCACAAGATTTACAATTTCAAAGGCAGGAGATGGCAGGAAGGGCAATGCAAGCTGCTAAAGATTCAGAAGCGGGTGTTTTAGAAGCAAAAGACAAAATGATAAAACTTAATCTGGCAAATGCTGATCCTGATCTTGCGGCCTCATTATCAATTGCAAGGTCTAAGGCTCTTAATAAGCCACCAAAGTATGACGAACTTTTGGATGTATTTGGGAATATTACAGAAGGACTTGCGAGTCGGCAGGAACTGGAGAATCGAAGAAAACTTCGTGACAGACTTAACTTAATCGATCAAGGATCGGGTAGTGGAAAAATCGTAGCATAGGAGATAAATATGTGGGAAGACTTAGACTTTCAAAGTTCAATTAAAGATTTAAAAAAAGCAGGGCCACGGGGACACACCCTTGCCCACATCACTCCAGAAGAAGGGAAGTTACTTCAGGCATTTGGGGGTTCAGGCAGGAGGAACCCCAGAACTAAGTTAAGACAGTATGACCATGTGGCGGGCCACTCATCGTATAACCAACTTGACCCCGGAAATGCATATCAGGGCGACCCCGGACTAGGGAATTTAGGGGCGGGAGTTGACACCAGTTACGATGACCCCGATATACCTGATGATGATGACACGGACACTTTTGATTCAAATACAGGTACTTCATACGGTGAACCCGGACACCCCACTGGTGGTGATGACCCAAAAACTGACCCACACCCACATGATGACGGCCCAACCCAAGCTGAGATAGAAGCCCGTGCTGCCGCAGCTGCCGAAGAGAAAGCAAGGTTGGAAAGAGAAAGACTAGCCAGAGTTGCAGCAGGAAGGGATTCAATAACAGCAAGATTAAATACACTTGCGGGGACGTATGACACAAGTGGATACGGTGAAGCATTTTCTTCTGAGTTTGCTGATGATTTACTGGAAGACTATGCTGCCGCACAAAGGGGTCTGGACACTTCCTTTCTCTCTTCTGGTGACTATGATGCTTTTCATGGTGAGGCAGGAACTTTGGCAGATCAACAGGCTGAGCTGGATGCATTATTAACCGGGGGAGAACAGACAAGTCTGGACACTCAGTCTGCCGCCTATCAGGCACAGGCACAGGCCGAGTATGATGCATGGCTTGCAGCAAATCAAGCTGCAATTGCGGGCGTTACCACAGAAATAGACTATGATGATTTTGATTTTACAGACCTAGACCTGTCTGGATACGACACACCCACTGGGACTTTTGATCCAGAATTTTTTCAGGATTATGAAAAGATATATGATGATCCTGATGCTATATATTTTGGAGAACCCGGAAGAACGGAGGATGATGATGATGATGATGATGACGGAACAGTAACCGAAACTACAGCTTCAACTTCAGCCCCTTCAAGTAAGGGAACACGATCAACACGACCACAATACTACACTCCAACTTCACGCTCCACTTCTTCAAGGAGTAGTAGCAGAATTGTTTAATAAATAGGAAGGTAAATTATGGGATGGGAATACGCATTATGGCTTTTCATAATGGCAATGGCTGCACAAAGGAAGAAGCAAGCCTATGAAGCTGGCATTGATAGGCAGGATTGGCTTCTGGATGAACAGTCATCAGACCGTAAAAGGTTGGCGCAGCAGAACAAGGATGAACAAGATGCACTTCTGGCCAAGCTGGGGAAGGGGAATGTAGAGGCAGACACTGCCGTTGAGTCTAGGCGTATCAAGTCTATTATGAGTGATATGTCCAATGTCCCCACTGCCGATAAATTAGTTTCCAGCCGTGCGCCCAAGATTGTTACGGATGCAATGAATAAGGCACTTGTGGATGTTTCTGCAAAGACCCATGAACGTGGTTTGTCGAAGGCAGAACTGGCAGCACTTACCGGGACATTTGATAAGTATACTCCAGACTTTCAGGATGCAAATACACTGGCACAAATTACTGCTGGGAAGGTCAAGGGTGGTGCAGCTGTGACGGATATAGGTCTGCGTGAAGCAGCAAATACTTATGATCAAACCGGGGATGTTCTGGATAAGATCGCT